TGAAACAGAATTTGGAGGAGATTTTGTATTTAAAGAGGGTGGTCAAGTAGGCACTGGAGTAGAAGGAGACATCTTTGCAAATCCTCAGTTGTATATGCAAAGTGGAGGTGAAGCTAGATTAGTTGGTGGTGTAAGTCCAACAGAAGTTTCTGAAAGTGCTACTGTTGCAGATGATCAAAATAGAACAGTTGCTGAAGGTTCAGTTGTTATGAACGCACCTTCTGTAGAAGAGATAATAATAAATCCAGAAGCTATAAACGTAGCAGGTGTAAGAGATATTAGAAAAATGGTTATGGATGCTTACACATTTGCAAAACAACAAGGGTTGGGTGTAGGTAATGTTGATAGAAACTTATACGAAAGATCTGTAGATGTTGCTTTATCAAAAGGTGAACTTGTCGTTCCACCTGACCTTGTTAAAGTTATAGGAAAAGATAGATTACTAAAAATAAACAACAGGGGTAAAAAAGAAGTAGATAAGCGAGCAAAAAAAGCAGGGCAATCTAAAACACCTGAAGGCTTAAGAGAAGGAGCATTTTTAGGAAACATACGTGACTTACTAGGTCTTGGTAGACCTGATATAGCATTAGGACTACAAAGTGATACTATACAGGATGACTCAACTACGTTTTCAAGTAATCTAGAAGCAGAAGAAGGAAAAAGTTTTCTTGATGTTAAACCTTCTGTAGAAATGCCTATTTCAAAACCTCAAAGAGGATTTATTGGATCAGACGTTGATACAGGGTTAGAAAGTGCTATGTCAGATCAATATACTAAATTTGCAAATGCAATAACTCAAGCAGAATGGGGTGGAAAGTATGATACTCCAGAAACACAAACAGCAGGGTATTTTTTAAGAACATTTGAAAAGCCAAAAAAAGGATCTAGTGCGTATGGCCCATTACAAATAACAGGAGGATTGTTAGCTAGTAACTTTGGGGATATAAATCATTTAAAAGGAATGAAAGCATCTGAACAGTCAATAGTCAAAGAACCTGCACAGGGTATGATTACAAATTACAGTAAAGGTGCAAAAGGAGCATTACGAAGTAGATTAACACAAACAGAAAAAGATTTTGTAGATGCTCTGTTAGACCAAGCAAATCAATTTTTAATATATGGGGATAGACCAAATAGAAAAGGTTATGATCCTAAGTTTGATTACGGTGGTGAAGGAAACATAAAAGAATTGTTTCCAAATAACTACAAAGAACTATATAATAGTATAGGAATGAAATTAATACAATCATTATCTGAAACAGTAGATGGTGATCCAATAGAATTTGCTAAACTTTGGAAATCAGGCGATAATCCTAACAAAAAATTTAAAGATAATCGTTATTTACAAGAGTTTACAAAAAATTTGGAGGGTTTTGACAGCTACCTAAACACTAAGTTTGATGGGAAAGTAGTTCCAGAATCTAATCCAAGATCGTAAGCTACCCTAATAATAGGCACTTACATAACCGTAGCAGCCACCCATAAGCCATGTGGCACTGCATATAAGGAGAAAAATAATGGCGAAACAAAAAGGGCATCGTGCAAATAAACCACAAGATAGTAAAGGAACAATTAACGATCCTAGTCTTTATAGAAATAAATACCGTGAAGACGTTTATAAAGATGATGAAGAAAACGTAGAAGTAGAAACTAAATCTGACCCTGTTGAAAATACAGCTACTCAGGAAATTGGCGAAAGCTTTGTTGAAACTAAAAAAGACCATGACTATAAAAAACGTTATGATGATTTAAAAAGTCATTATGATAAAAAATTAGCTGAATGGAAAGACGAAAAAGATACATTACAGAAATCTTGGAAATCTGTTGAAACAACTGGAAGTGACATAAGGATTCCTAGAACTAAGGAAGAATATGAAGAACTACAGCACAGTAATCCTGATCTATATAATGCTATCGAATCTTTGTCAACTGCAAAAGCTGAAAAAGGTCTTTCAGAACTTAAAGAACAAGTTGAGCAACATAAAAGTCGTGAAACAACGTTACAAAGAGAAAAGGCATACGTAGAACTATTAGGACTACAGCCTGATTTTAATACTT